CATTTAATAGTTCTTGTTTGGTTAGTGTCTTTGTTTCACCTTTGCGCGCGCCGTCATCGTATTCAATCGTCACCTTGTTACCGTTGACCGCTATGATGTGAGCGTGCACTTGCTTACCCTGACCGCTCTCAAGCATAAGTTTAGCCCCTACTTTTAGATGTGCCTCATCAAGTAAATGCTTACCCCCTACTGTGTGAGTCTCTTTGTAGATGTAACGGTATTTAGTGCGCCCCGTTGGAGTCATCCCAATAGGAATGCGCTTGATATATTTATGCCCCGCGCCCTTTGCCAGCAATACACGCACGGTTAAAGATGCTTTGACTAGATCTGAAAACGTTACTTTATTCATTGTTAAGTTTCACTGTATAAACTCTGTTAACGGCTTCATCCTCAACACCTGTGTCATCCTCAACACCTGTGTCATCCTCAACACCTGTGTCAGCCTCAACACCTGTGTCATCCTCAACACCTGTGTCATCCTCAACACCTGTGTCATCCTCAACACCTGTGTCATCCTCAACACCTGTAAATTGTTGAGGCGCTGTGCTGAACGCATTAATAAATGTCGGGTCAAGTATAGTGTCACCGTTGGGCAATGATGGAAGGTCATACAACGCCCGCACTTCATTTATTGTCATGAGTGATCTGACTTTATCAATGTTCATCTTAAGTTGCTCTTGAACCGTTGTTGCATCAAGCCCTGTAAACACTAATTCAAAGCGGTCATCTAACTGATTAACAACATAGCGGTTTAGCCACTGTTGAACCGCTCTTAATAGGGGGCGCAAACCCTTTTCTTTACTCATTAATGCACGGTCAACACCTGTGCCTTGATTCAGTGCTGAACGCACACCTTCTTGCCCAAAATGAAAGCCTAGCTCCATAGGGTCAATCTGATACAACGCACAGATGCATTTCATCAGGTAATGTTGCCACTGTTGAAACTCCATATCTTTATTACTAGATGAGAGATTAAGCGCCTTTAAATCTTCATTACTGTCAGGGTCAAGCTGGACTAGCGGCGTTTTCTTTGCGTTTGCTGACCCGCTAAGCATTTGATAAAACTCACGCCTGAACGATCTGAACAACTGGGGGTTCATCTTGCTCTTAACCGCAATAATGCCCGCAACAGATATGCCGTTTGTAAAGTTTGCCGCGTTGAATATATCAGCGTTTAATAGGTTTGTAATCAGTCCTATTGCTTCTTCAAGTTCAGGGAAACCGTAACCGTGAAAACGCAAATCTGAACGGGGGCGGCGTACACCAAAGCACATATCAGCGCCCATAAATTCAGCTTTGGGTTTATGGTCAATCACTTGAACATATTGCGGTTTGTTCGCATCACGCCGCCCCGCTGACTTTTCAGCGGCGCTCATCTTTGTACGCCTTATTGTGCGGCTGTCTACATTAACAAAGCCCGCAACGTCACCCCCCCTGTTGCGTATAACCTCGAAACAAGCTTGATCATATGTTAGTGAATCCCGCACAAGCATACGCAAGAATGATTCAAAGTTTGTGTCATGCGCAATGCGGTTGTCACCGCAATCAACAATAAACTGATACAGTTCTTGAATGTATTGCGTGTCTTGCTTGCTGGGCATTGCGTCACGGTCTTTTAACCTGATCATGAAACCTATATCATTACCGTCTTTTGACGGTGTTGCAAACTCAGCAACCTGATTAATACGCGTTTGAATTATTGATGCTATCAACGGCACTCTTGTCATTGATAGAAGTTGGTCATAATCTAAACCGCGTGACGTTTCACCCCCTTCATTCATACCTTCTAGCATGTAGGCATTTGCAATGTCACTTGCGTTGACCTGATGACTTGACGGTGACGGAGCTTTTGCGCTGGGGGCGGGCAACGCCTTAAACACTTCATCATCAGTGTTGACGTTATCCGTGTCACTTTTAAACCAGTCAAATAAACCCATTATTGCCTCATTTCATGAAGGGTGAAACACCCGTTGATTGTGCGCTGAACGTTGAAGGGCGCAAGACCGCTTCAAGGCTTGCGTCATTATCAAGGTCAATATCATGTGCGTCAATGAAACGCCGCAAGTATTCAACCCCTTCACTCGTTGAATACACACCCCCTATAAATATAACACGCGCAATGCCCGCTTGCTGTATCAGCTTAGCACATGCAAGGCACGGCTCACCATTGACCATAAGCCAGCACCCCTCAAGCGCAACACCCCGCCGCGCCGCGTTTGCAACCGCGTTTGATTCAGCGTGATTGCACCCGCGTGCAAGCCGTTCACCGCTGGGTATTTGTTCTAGTTCACGCGTGCATATATCTTCACCGCCGCAACAGCGTGACCCGCCCCGCGCACCGCCGTTATATCCATCTGTGACAAGGCTATTAATACGGGGGTCAATGATCAAGCACCCGAACTTGCGCCGCTTACACTCACTTAGTTGAGCAAGGGCGGTTGTTTGCTGTAACCAGTGTCTAAGGTGTTTAGTCTTCATTGATAAACAATTCTGTTGTAACAGGGAAATGAGCGCGTAAGAACTCAAGCACGGCCTTTGCAACGGCTTGCACTTCAGGCTGTGCATGTGGGTGCAAGCGTAGACGCAAGAACTTAAACCAATTCAACAGGTTACCTGACATATAAAACTCTGTGTATAAACACTGAGGCAACACCCCGCGTGCTTGCTCTCGACACACCCCCGCATTAATTAACAGTGCATATGATTCAAAGGCGGCTTCAACCTGATCTTGATATACAGCAAGCGCGGCGCTGTTATCTTGAACCGCGTCACCTGTTGAGCATTGAAGATTCTTAGCCGCCTGTTGCCTTAGCGTTTCAGGTATGAAGAACTCAAGCCCCTTGCTGGTATAACGGCGGGATACCTCATTGAATGAAAATGTGCGGTGACGCATAATTTGCTTGCTCACAAACAGGGGGCAAGTGATGCGCACGCTGACTGTACTGTGCTCAAATGGTGATGTGTGTTGCTCTCTTGCAAGAAAGGCAAGTAAGCGGCGCTCACCTTCATCAAGCTCATCATCAAAGCCGTCTAGTTCATCATTTAACAGGCTCACGCGTGCCGCGCTTACAGCCCGCTTATCATTGCCCATATAGTCAACGAGAGAAACGCCCCCGATAGAGTCACCATATATGTAAATCATCTCTGTGTTTCTATCCATGTGTCAACCTTCTGTTCTAAACGGTTCACAGCAATGCGCGTCTCTGTGAGTGTTTGTGTAAGCGTCTCAAGTATTTGCTTATCATTCTCAAGCGCCGTGACGCGTTGTTCCAGTTGCCCCATTGAACGCCCTTGCTGAAAGCGGTCTTTTACATATGTGTATATAAAGCCCGCTACAGTAACGGCACTCACTAGCGCCGTGATTGATATTGTGTCCATAAACACACCCCCGTTGTGACCGCCGCTGTGACGGCGGTTGTTGTGAATATCTGTGACGTGCAATTACAAGGGGGGCAAACACCCGCGACCGTTGTAAGTCTAAGTTGCATTTCAAGGTTGCGCACCCGCTGGGCAAGCACAGCCTCACGCGCCGCCGCCGCTTCAATAGTCTGCTGTAAGCGCACAATATCAAGTTCACCCCGCGTGTAAGTTTTACGCGATAACCACACACCCGCCTGACGTGCAACGCACCCTTGTGGTAAACGTGCCTTGTCACTCATTTGAAGGGCTGACGGGCAAGGCTTATGTACAACTTCACCGCTTTTAAGCACCCACTGCCCAGTTGACGGGGCGGCGCAAAGTGCGGCGCTCATGATTAAGAGTCTAACCACTGGTCAACCTCGCTTTCACGCTGACTTGTCAACTTCTCAGTTGCATCACGCTGGGCTTCGTTGACCCGCTCAATCTCATCAGCAACGGCGCGTGATTCCCGCTCTACTTCTTCTATCTTAGCCGTCTTAGTCTCAAGTTCTGTGCGCTTGCGTTGATTATCACCAAACAGGAGCGCGATAAAGCCCCCTATTACAGTAAGCGCAAGCTTCACAGAATAGATTAATGCTACTATAACGAGTAAGGCACACAGCAACGGTGCAAGTTGTTTTCTATGCTTATAAATAGCGTTCATTGTATACTCACAGGTGTTTATGTTCACCTGTAAATGTATCACTTGCCCGTCTAAATTTCTAGTGTTGTATTATCTAACAGCGCACGTTTAAGCGAGTCGGTAACAGATGCAAACACTGGACGTGACTTGACTTGATGATGCCGCTACTAGGCGCAAGGGTGCGCCGCCTGACTCAATCATGATTGCGGTGCTTGACATATGCGGCACGTCAGCAACGGAGGGTGTATGAGATTGCAACTCATCCACGCGGTAGAGATCACAGTTCAGATCTTCACCCTTTGCCTCAAAGAACACCGCCCACGTTCCACTTGAAAAGGATAACTCATTGTTACTCATAGTGAAGTCAGGCGTTGAAGTATCGGTGAACGGTAGTGCGTCACCAACACTTACTGCATCAAGCACACCCTCAATACGGTGTGTCTCGACAGGTGAGAGGTCACACACGTTCAGCCGAGATAGCATATCGTCTATATCCGCGTCACCGCTGAGAGTGAGTGGTCGCTCTATCGGTGTGGCGGTCGAGTTCTCGATCTCGCCAAATCCTATGCACCATACAAGACCGCGTGAGCCACGATGTGCGAGTATCGCGTTACCGTTCTCACTAGCCTCTATCACAGGATTTCCCTTAGACACACCTATCACGTTCATGACCGCACCTGAATCAGCATGATCTTGAAGACGCGCGTTGAACATCACAGTAGTGTTTATATTCTTCATGGTGTATCCCCACTTTCATATTGCCACAGTCCTGCCATTATAATTTTTACAGGATGCTGCACAAAAGGTTTATAATAAAAGTTCTGTGTTGCACCACCACTTGTATCAACAACATCACTGCTACCGCCTGACCGAAAAGTACCAAAGCTAGTATTCCCATTGCGTACAGTGAACCATATACGGTCACCCTGAACATAGTTAGCTTTAGGCTTAAGCGTTACGTTTAGACCTGTGCCATTCGTAAAGGCCGCATAATGAGTGTTAGGCTCACCAAAATTAGTGTAGGTGGCTCTCGGTAAATGAACTATCGTTAGATGTGCGTTACGTTTGTATGACATAATAAACCCCTTAGATTATATACCATTGTGAAGTACCATCACTTACAAGCGTGATAGCGTCGTATGTGTTACCTAGAGGAACACTCGTAGTAGCTCCATCATCAATAGTATCACTTGACGAAGCGTTGACGTGGATTGTGGGCGTAGCGAAATAATAACCGCCTGTTGACTTATTCTTAAAGGTATATTTAAACCCTTCGCCAGCAGAAGATGCGCTATTCATATACACATCAACCCCACTTTGATTAAGTAAATATATCTCTTCACTACCTGACGCAACACCTAGTGTCTCTGTAGCATTACCGCTAAGTGATGTCACAGTAGGAACACCACCACCACCACCAGCAGACGCTAAAGCGGTATCAATACCTGACAAGTGAGCCGTGATTGAGGCGGTGTTAGCGCCTGTATAGTTCACGCCCGTGTGCTCACCTACAATGTCATCACTAGCGATTGTCACAGCGCCGTTCACAACAGCTTGGCCGTTAACGATCTCAGCGCGGTTGTTGAACTCACTATCAATCCCTGAGAGATGAGTGGTTAGCGTGTCCGTATCAGAACCGACGTAATTAACGCCTGTGTGATCGCTGGTCAGGTCATCGGACGACTCAGGGGCAACGGTGCTTGTGATTGCCCACGTGGCAATTGAGATGCGTGAGAGAGCAATATGACCATTTTGTGAGAGATCAAACGAAGTCAGCCCATCGAATGTGTTAGTACCATCTCGCTCAACGGTCGTTGTGCCTGTGCCTAGACTCTTGACCACTACCTCATAACTCGGCTTGCAATCAGCCAAAGAAGGGAGCGTAATGGTCACATCACTAGCGGTGTTAACGATGTAAACTAGTCTATCCTCATTACCGTGTGTGATTGTTGAGTTAGTACCGCTCGCGTCTACCTCCGTTACACTCACAGGCGTGAACTCACCTAGTCTATAATTGACTACTAAGAAAGTGCCGCTTTGGTTCTCCACTAGAGTCTCAATGACTACGCGTTCACCAGCCTGTAAGGTGTATGTGTTACCACTGAGTGCACTGCTATCAAATCGTTTTAGGTAAGACCTATAGGTTATCCCGTTCTGGAAATTGTAAGCATTAAAGAGATTAACAGTCAGCGTTGATGAACCTCTATTCTCAACATAGAACCGATTACCATCTAAACCGTTCACAAAGTCATTGGCGCTGTATATATCAGGTAATGATATTGTGCGCGCTGTTGTCTCATCATAAGATGTCACATACTTATGACGCGCGTAAACAGTCTTTGAGATGTTACCTGTTAGAACTACCTCACCATGTACCGCACCCGCGTTTAAGAAAGCTTTACGGCCTGTATCATAGTTCAGCGCGGCGCCTGTGCTTAAGGCGCTAGTTGCTGTCTCTACTTCAAAAGCTGGCGACGTGAAACAGTACCACTTTACAGGGTCACCCGCACCTGATTGATACAGCCTTATTGTGCCTTGTGCTTCAATGGTGAGCCGTCTTGTGTATACTGCAACAGTGGGTGCGGCTGTGCCGTCAGCATAATATAGCGCACCCTGACCGCTAGTGTCATACAGAGAAACAAGCACAGCGTGTGCTGATAGATTCGTTACAAGTATGGTGCTACCATCAACAATTGAACCACTACCATGCGCGGGAACACGCACCTGAATACTACCTGTTAGGGTTGGTGAGATAACATACTCAGTATTGATAGCAAGGTTATTTATAATCGAACGGTCATCAAGCAACGTAGGTGCGACCCCGCCGCCCGCGCTGGCTAGCGCGGTATCAATACCTGATAAGTGAGCCGTGATTGAGTCTGTGTTAGCGCCTGTATAGTTCACGCCCGTGTGCTCACCTACAATGTCATCACTCGCGATTGTCACAGCGCCGTTCACAACAGATTGACTGTTCACTGTGTCAGCGCGGTTGTTTAACTCAGCATCGACACCTGACAAGTGAGCCGTGATTGAGTCTGTGTTCGCGCCTGTATAGTTCACGCCTGTGTGATCGCTGGTCAGGTCATTTGCGCTGACCTCTTCATTGATCCACTGCGCGCCGTCATACCGCAATACTTGCCCTGTTGCGGTATTAGTTAACACAACGTCACTGATGTCATCTAGCTGGGCAAGGCTTTCACCGTTGTCAATCTTGTCAACTTTGCCCGCATCAATTGCGCCGTTCATATCAGCATTGATCAAAAGCATATCACTGACAGCAAACGCTTGCCCAAAAGCGGTATCAGCGACGCTGACCTTATAAAAGTCACCCTGTCGAGCATTTGATAAGTCAGGGGTCAACGCCGTTGCATCAAACACACCCTTATATACAAGCCCCCCAGCAACCGCCGCAACACCCTGTGACACAACAGTCATTAATTGATCAGGTGTGATTGCCTTATTAACATTTGCACCGCTAAACGCCTCCTCATCTGTTGCAATGGTGAACGTTGTACCTTTACCTGTTAAGATAGCCATAATATAACCTCAGAATGAACGTGACATAAAAGTGATTGCGACTTCAGGAGATGCCGCCGCGCCTAAGTTTGAAAAGTCAATCTTGATCTTGTCAAACATAAAGCCCTGACTCATGAGCACCGCTGATGTTTGCGGCACAAGTGATTCAACATCAACAAAGTCAAAACCGTCAACAGGGAAGAACCGCACGGCATAGTCACCGCCGTCAAGCCCCGTTGTACTTATCTGAACATTTACAAGCGTGTCAGCGGGTGAAAATCCTATATTAGATTTATCAAGTATCACGGGGGTTGCCCCGCCCTGACCGTCAGGTTGTGCTTCAACCTTATAAGTGCGTTTTGCCATACGTCATTAACCTTTCACAGCGTGTTTTATATAAGTATATCACACGCGTGATTGTAATGACACAGCATTGCTTGCGCTAGTAAAACCAACACACGCCCGCATCATTGTGAGATGCGGGCGTGTGCTGGTGAATCAATGACTGTTTGCTGTGTTCAGCCTAATCAATTCACCGCGTTATCTAAACCTGTTGCATCTTGATCAGCGGTCATAAAGTTCAGCAAGGTGAAGTCAGTGCCGCGACGTGTCACAAGATTCTTACCATGCACAATCACCTTCAAGCCTGACAGGGCTGATTTGCCTGTATCTGAGTCAGGTGTCAGTGCGTTTCCAATCATATCAGGTGTCAACCCTTCATCAGAAATACCCAGCACGCCGCAAAGCATTGCACGCACGTTGCGCGGGGTTGTCTCTTTATCTTGCATGAGTAACCATGAACGCGCGCACCCTTTAGGGTTTGCGTTAAGGTCATCACTGTCAAGAACGGTACACTCAAGAACAACAAAGGCGCGCTGTGAGCGGTTCTCACCTTCTTTAAAATCATCAATGCGCACAAGGTATTTACCTACACCAAAATATTCTGATTGGCGGCGGGCTGTTGTTGCGGCGATTTGGTCAATGAAGCTCATATGCTTCTCACTTTCTCTTATGCCTTGCGGCTTGTTTCTTGTGCCTTGCGGCTTTGTGCGTTGTCTTTATTAACAAAGCATGTTGTCAGTGTTACCATGTAATACACACCGCGTCAACTATCTTTTCATAAATATATCAAGGGGGCTTAATTTATCTTTTACAGGTAAGGGTTTGCGCCAGCACCGCCCTTTAGAATCAACGCCTATTCTCTCATTTGTATGTGTATCAATATACGCGTCTACTTCACCGCCCGCTGGGCTTGTACTCTTAACCCATTCAGGCACGTCTTCTGTATCCATATACTCAACAGCTGGCACACTGCTGGGCAAAGGGGGTGATTCAAGCGGCGTGTCTGTCAGTGTGACCGTAAATACACCCCCCTGACCGTCAGCAACTTCATTGTCTCTTGTCAATAACGCATCTGCAAAGCCTGTGACCTTATCTAGCCATTCACTTGAATATGAAACAGATGTGTCAAACTTCACCTTTGTCAATGTAGCCTTTGAACCATACTTGCCGTGTTGATCTTCAAGCGCCTTTTCTAACTCGCTTAATCGTTCACGCTGGGCTTTCTTTGTAGGGGGTGCAACAAAGTCAGGATGAAGGGCGGCCACTTCAAGCCGCTGGTCAACTGTCAAGCGCGCCTCTTTGCTGTTACGCACAACACGGCACATATTAAGCGTCATTACAAGTTGATCAAGTGTGAGGTCATCAAACACAAGACGCTGGTGAGCGTCAACAATATGAAACGCGTCACCGTTAAACGCTTCAGTCACACTGTACGTCAATGACTCAAGTTTATTGCGCACAGCGTCAAGACGCGGGGCTTGTTCAACGGCGGGGGGTGTTGTTGTTGTTGTCATGTCTTCGCTCTCTTGCGGGGGGTTAAGTGTGTTGTTAATGATAAGCAATGCGCTTTCAACGGCGGTCAAAGCCTTTTCACCGTCAGCCGTGTCTTCAAGTACAATGCTGAACGTGCTGACCAGCGCGTGCAAGCCTGTGCTGAAAAGTCTTAAATCTTCATTCATCTCTTATACCTTGCTCTTGTATCTTATAGCGCGTTCAATGCCTGTGCGTTTATCTCACAATTCACATATCTCAGTAACAGCGCAACTTGCGCGGGTTGCACATCAGCGGTGCTGTCAATGCTCTCTTTGATGCGCACTATTCTTTTAATACTTTCAGATGTGCATAACTGTCTAAAGTCAGCGCGGGATAATGTATCAAGCGCGGTCGTCAAATCTGTGACAGGCTTGAGCGGGGGCGGTGTTGCCTGTGTGATTGTCACGCCCCCTTGTGAGGTTGCTGTAATCTTAACGCTCTTTACAGGCTCAACACGCTCACGCGGTTCTGTATGTGCATCAAGGGGTAACCATAAATTCTTCCCTTTAACGGTTGCGCGCCGCCAGCCGCACCGCGTCATTGCATTTGCAAACTTAACATTGCTCAAACGGGCGGCGGGGTCGCGCGTTGACAGTTTCCGTTTTACTTCAGCGTATGACACGCATGAGATACCCCGTTCTAACTCCTCTGATAGTATGTCACTCAGTTCTTCAACAATGTAATCAGGTTGTGTGAACTTCATGTTGTGCGCCGCTTGCCAGCCGCGCTCAATTGCGGTTAAATTCCATTCTTCACATATCACCCCTTCATACTTGCGCGTATCTTGATGACGCTCACGGGGTATGTTCTGACCTAACACACAACGCTGGTACGCTTCAGCGTATAACTGTGGCAAAACATCACGCACACCGTCAATATCAAGGCGCTGGTCAGGCGTGTTGAGATCATCAAAACAATCAAGCACAAGATAACGGCGGTTTCCTGTGTGATCGCTTAAGAATATGTTATCATTACTGTTTGTGATAAAATAGGTTGCTCTTAACCTCTCTTCATGTTCACGCCCAAATGCAAAGCGCCCCTTATCCTTCTTAGTAGTAAGAAACGCTTTGATTGATGCGTCTGTGCTGTTGCTTGACAGGCTTATTGCTTCGGGCAACTCTACAAGAAAACAACCCAGCATTGATGCGATCTGATCACCCTTGTGAGCGCCCGCACCCATATCAATGCCGCTATCATGAAAATAATCCATGCCTAATGTCTCAGTTAACCCCAGCACAGCGGCGCACAGTGACTTGCCCACACCCTGACCGCCCGCAAGCGTTAGAACGTGTTGAACGTCAGGGTAAGTGTTACCCACATAAATGTTCCTTAATATCCCTAACATAACGGCACGCCCATAAGCTGAATATAACTCACGCTTAGGGTGATCAGCGGGCAAGTTCAAAAGGTTACAAAGCCAACTATCAGCCCCGTCAAGCCGTCTCTTATTATCCCACTGTAAGGACTCTATCCAAGCGGTCACGGGGTCAAATGCGCGTTGCATTGCAACAGATCTCACAACGCGGCTTATTTGACCGTCGGGCACGTTATCAAGTGCATAAGGGTGATTGAACACCTTTTCAAATGTGATGTAATGCGCGTCTTTAAACTTAAACCACTCTGCTGAGCGTGCTATTCTGACCTCGCGGTCAACCGCGCCGTATACATCAAGGTGAAGGTCACGGTGAACAAACACCTGTTCAAGACGTGAGTTATACTGAAGTAACCCCGCCGTGCGCCCGTCGTGCAATAAGATCTGTTGCAAGTTCGATGAGTTCTTACGCACCGCGCCGCGCTCATTACGGATTAACTCAAAGACAAGCCCGTCAAACTTATAGAATCCGTTATAATTTCCCGCTGTATCAACTCTCCAGTGTGTATCACCCTGTTGCATATACTTAGAGGCTGTAAGCACAAACATGACACCATCACCTGAACGCGTTGCAAACATGTTCATTGAACCCTGACCTAACTGAGCAAGGCGCACATTGCGCACCTTATCTGTTTGCCCTTGCTGGCTCATCAGGTCATCAAAGTTCTTGTTGAAATCAGCAACGCTCATTGTGTGGACTTGCCCCGCAACCTCAACAAACACTTCTTCATCAAATCGCACATTGACGGGCTTGAACTTGGGCGGTCTACCCCGCCCCTGATTTGATGAGGTTGCGGCGGCTATCTGTTCAATAAAGTTAGTCTTTTCAACAAGGGGGGTGAATCCCGCAAGCGTTACGCGCCGCCCGTCATCAGTATGCTCACGCAAGAACCGTTCAACTGTTTTAGGGTTTGCACTGTTCTTGCGGTTAACGGTGCTGAGTTCACGGGTGCAACGTGTGCCTAAGTCCGAAACTTTAGGATCAACAGCTTGATAACCTAGTGCCCCATTACATTGAGCATACACCGCTTTAAAGTACCGCTTAAGGTCATCCGCATTAACCTTCACATGATCAGGCGCAAGCCCCGCCCCGTGTACTGTGTAACCTTCATTATCATCAAGCCAATAGTATGCATGACAACCGTGACCCGTGTAAGTAATGAGTGACGGCTTGCCTATGTACGGCACAAACTGATTTGTGAGTATGGGCGTGAAGTGTTGTGCGGTCAGGCGCTTTAGATCATCAACGGGCATAAATGATAAGACGGCTTTTACAAGGTCAGGGGCGTGCCGTTTATCATTCGGGTCAAGATCAGCAACCGCAACGGGCTGACGGTCTTTATATAGCGACGTTATATTATTCTCAATCAGCCGCTCTTTTGCGCGGGGTGCATACCCCTGATGAACAAGTGTATCAGTTAAATCAAAGTCAATGTAACAGGCCGCAATCTTACCCAGCGCCTTTTGTTTCTGTTGTGACGGGTCAGGGAAATACCCTGTTATCACCCAGTTCTGAGTGTAGGTTGTGGGGTTGTTTAAATGGTTCTGTTTGACCGTGCGCTGTGCATGGTACATCTTGCCGTTTAACGCGGGGGGCATAGGGGGCAACACAGACTGTGTTGCTGTCGGGTAATATGACTCTTGTGCCATTGATTAAGCTCTCTTGTGATTAAAGGTTGAACACAGCGCCTGTAACTGTAATACAGCCGTGAGCGGTTTACAAGTGCTTTCTGTGAGCACTTCCAGCGGGTCAGTATCATACGCGCGCATCATCACAGGCGCGGCGCGTGTTAGCCTGTTAATCATCATCATCTTACCCTTTCTCTTTTGTTTCCGTGTGCACCCTAACACCACCTTTGCAAGCGTGCAAGAACATGGTGAACACAAATTGCCCGTACACTGAAACATAAATAAATATCAGCAATAAATATAAATGCATAAACTATATTTATTTATGTTTACAAGTTCTCTATAACTGTGTTCAGCGTGTTCTAAGTGCTTGTTTTCATTAAGACGATTTCATAGTGTGCAACGTCAACATAAGCCACTTGCACAGTTTTAGAACTGTACAACGTGATTACTAAAAGCGTTGCACACTACACAATAACTGTGCTTGTACAGTATAAGGTATGTGGTTTTATGTGTTTACACTCGCGCCTTTTGTGACTATAGTTTAAAGCGTAACAAGTAAACTGAAAGGCACAAGAATGACAACTGATGAACACACGGCGGCGTTGGTCTATGACCTAGTTGAGCCGCTGTTGAGAGACAACACAGTTTTAAGAGATGATTTACAACGCGCTATATTACAGCACCTGATAAGATCAGGACACAGAGACACCGCCGCTTCACTTCTATCTGTATCAGATGCCAATGCAAACGGCGTGCTTGACATGCTCATTAATACTGAAGTCACGCTTGAACAGGTAAGGTCACAACTGTGCTGACTCACGTTTCTGCAACATCAATAAAACTTTTCAAGTCGTGCCCGCGCCGCTGGTTTGAACGGTATGTGCTCGATAAACGTGAGCCGTCATCAAAGGCAATGATACGCGGCAACAAGGTGCATGAATACCTTGAAGAGTATCTGTTAAACGGGCAAGTGCCTGATGATACAGATGAAGGGTTAATTGCACAGGCGGGGCTTCATCACTTGCCCACACTGACAGGTGAGTATCATGTTGAAATATCACTTGCAGAGTTGCCCATTTATGACACGCCCGCCCCCTTCAAAGGATTCATTGACCTTTATGTTGTAGGTGACACACCTGAAATACTTGACCATAAGACAACATCAAACTTTAAGTATGCGCTGACCGCTGAACAACTCGCTGAAGATACACAGCTGATTATTTATGCGGCGCACGCGCTCAACAACTGTGATGCAGACTACATAAGATTAACCCACGTTTGTTATCTTACAAAGCCCCCTTATAAGAGTCAGCGCACATCAACGCTTGTGTCTAGGGCGCACGTTGAAGAACGATTCTTAGACATACTTGAAACAGTTAAAGATATGGTTGCGGCGTGTGAGTTGCCCGCCACAACAATGCTGAAGAATAAAGACCACTGCTGGGCATATGGTAAGCGTTGCCCTTACTTTGATGATTGCCAGCGCACAATAAACCATAAAGGAATCAAGAACATGAGTGATAAACAACTAGCTGTGATCGACCGTTTACGCGGCGTGAAGCCCCCTGTGACAAGTGACGTGAAGACAAGTGACGTGAAGACAAGTGACGCACACCTGTACGTCAATTGTGTACCGCTGGGCGTAACGCTTACACCCCTAAGTGACGGTTTAAAACCGCTTGTTGATAAGGTATGCACAAGCAAGGGGGTTGAACACATCTCACTTATACCATACGCACAGGGATATGACCTTCTGTCAGCCCTAATTATGAATGACGGTTTGCCCGCTGGTCACTACTTTGCACACAGCCGTTCACCCTTGTATGAGAAGTGTTGTGACGCGCTACACAGCGCCGCGCAAAAGGTTGTGATAGGCCAATGACCCCGCAACTCGCGCACCTGATGAAGCACAAGGCGCGCGCGCCTGTTGCTGTCAGTGAAGCTGTGCGCCTGTCTCGATTACCCGCTTACACATATGTTGAGAGTGACCTTACTGACGCGCTCAAGACGGTCAACGGCACAATGCGCTTGCGCGCTAGTCAAAACAAGGCGCTGATCACGGCGCGTGATCAAGGCGGGGGCTTTGTGGGGGGTATCGGTTGCGGGCACGGTAAAACCTTGATCACGTTATTACTGGGGCGCGTGCTAGACGTTGAACGCGTTGTGCTACTGTTGCCCGCCGCGCTCATAGAAAAGACGCGAGTTGAGGCGGGTGAATATCGTAAACACTTCAACTTCACCACACCCGTGCTTATATCTTATGAACGCTTAAGCCGTGAAAGCGGCGTGAACGCTTTACGAGACTACGCACCGCAACTTATTGTGTGTGATGAGGCGCACAAGATTAAGTCATTGCACAGCACCCGCACGCGGCGGCTGGGTAAGTATTTATTTGAGCAACGCGCCTGTAAGTTTATTGTTATGAGCGGTACACTATTTAATAAAACAGTGGGTGACTTTGCACACCTTGCAGACTGGGCGCTTGAAGAAGCATCACCCGTGCCGCGCAACAGTCGAGATGTGACCTCACTTGACAACTTATTGACGGGTGACGCTGACCGCTTTGAATATGCCGCTTTCTCAAAGTGGCTAAAAGGGCGCAAGCCCCGCGCCGCCTTATATGACACACTCTCAAAAGCGGGCGGCGTAATGTTCACAAGTGATGAACAAGTGAAGTCATCATTGCGGCTTGAGCAAATTGAAATGAGCGTGCCTGATGAGTTGCGGGACGCAATCAATCAGTGCTTTGCTGACGGTGTTGTTGAAGGGCTTGAAAAGTATATTGACGCAAATGTCTTAAGTGAAAGTGATCACCTTTGGGCTGATGATGACGCGTTTGCGTTGCGTGCGCTAGGTCAGGTCACAATGGGCTGTCTGTATGTGTGGCACTGGGTAGGCAAGCGTGATGATGAATGGTTGAACGCACGCCGTAACTGGTCAAGAGCGGTGCGCAAGTTGCTTGAGTATCAAGATGAGCTTGATTCACCCGCGCTTATATTTAACCGCTTCAATGAACTTGATGATGACTTGCATGACCTGTTCAGCACAGCGAGGGATGAATGGGCGGCGGTCAAGCACCGCGAACCGCCACCGAAGCATCAACACTGGGTCAGTGACTATTTTATTGATGCGGTGTGTAAACTTGCGCGGCGTGACACACACCCCGTCATCATATGGGTTGACCTTCAAGCCATAGGTGAGCGCATAGCGGCGCGGCTTGATATACCATACTTCGGGGCGGGCGCAACTCTACCTGACAAGGCTGTAACATGTGTGATGAGTATTAAGGCACACGCAACAGGTAAGAACTTGCAAGCATGGTCACGCAACATCATTGCGCACCCCCTTGCTGACCCTTCAATGTATGAACAGTTGATTGCACGCACACACAGAACAGGTCAAGCCGCTGATGAGGTTACTGTCAGTGTGTTTCACTTCTCAATATTTGGTTCAGCATTGCGGCGTGCAATAAAACAGTCTTATGTTGTTCAGGAGAGTACACAACAGCCTTTGCGCCTGTGTTATGCTGACAAGATACGGGTGAAATATGAAACGCTTACCTAAATTACCTTTTACAGATGTTGAGACGGTTGAACTCGTTGACGATTCATCACGGGATTTGACGCACGTTGACCCGCGCCTGAAAGGTATTGACATACCCGTGACGCTCAAAGGCTTTGATGATTTCACCCGTGAACGCTGGGTGCTTGCTGTTGAGATGATGATAACACGCGGCATTGAAACAACAACTGAGATTGCAAGCAAGACGGGGCTAAGTTCACGCACGGCGGGCATACTACGCAAAGAAGTGATTGCGCGCTGGGCAAACACTATGACACGCGGGGCGCTTAACCAGCGCCGTGAGAAGTTGTATATAGAGGCTGACCGCGTAAAGTCTGAATTATGGCGGCTTTATGAAAAGGGTGAACATGAAGGCGCTGACTTTAAAGAACAATTATCATATCTTAAGATGATTGTTGATACAGGCGCGCGTCAAGCTAAACTGTGCGGGCTTGAAGCGATACCTGAAGACCAGCAAAGCCCCGCCAATAACAAAGACAAAGCACAGATCACAAGCGAAGCTGAAGCCCGCTTAAAGTTGCCTGTCGGTTCACTTGAGACAATAGGCAAAGCATTGGCTGAAGCTATTAGTAATCAAAGGGGTAACGCCGATGAATGAGGAACAAATCAACAAACTGATCAAGACTAAAGAAGGGCGGCGGCTGTTGTCTATTCACAGCCCGTCATTCTTTGCCGTTTATTATATGGGCTTTGATTATGTAGCGCATCAAGAGAGATGGATAAATGAATGCGTGCGCCTGACAAGACTTGCACATGAGAGAAACAGCAAAGAAAAGTTATTGTTGCTCGCGCCGCGTGATCACGGCAAGTCTTACCTGTCTATACTCTATACCGTATGGCGCTTATGCACGGATAGAAACTCAACAATCCTCTTTGTCAGCGCAACGAGTGGGCAAGCTGAGAAACGCCTAAGACTTGTTAAAACATTCCTAGAAAGCGCAATTGTGATTGATGACTGGGCAAGTGACGATTTGCCCCCGTTCAGGACACCTAGCACTAAATGGATAAACACACAAATTTACCTTAACCGTGATATTGAAAGTATTGATCCGTCACTTGAGGCAGTGGGGGCGGGGGGCGCGGTCACAGGCGGGCACTTTGATGTGCTTGTGCTTGATGACGTTGATGATGATAAAACCACATACACAGCTGGTGTGCGGCGTAAAACACGGGAATGGTTATCAGGTACAATACAGCCCGTACTTACACGCAACGGTGTTATGCTGGCTGTAGGTACTAGAAAACACGCAGATGATATTTACGCGCACATGATCAAAGACGCAACATTCAACCTGATACATGACCGCGCAATTATTAAAATGCCTGACTCATACCAGTTTGTAACTGAAGTTGACGGCGCGGGGCGTGACGTGATCAAAGAAATAACAGTACAAGGTGAAAGCACTGTATTATGGCAAGATCAACGCCCGATTGAGTACCTATTAAAAGAGCGCGCAACAGTAGGGTCACGTCTCTTTACAAGAGAATTTCAAAATGAAGTGCAAGACGCTGATGACGCAATGTTTAAAACAGAGTGGCTTGACGCGGCACTCATGCGGGGGCGCTCACTAGGCTTGCGTGAGATACCTAGCGCGGTGGGTAAGTTGCGCGTTATACAAGCGTGGGATTTAGCCTTAGTTACTGACGCAACACGGGCTGAAAAGAATGACAGTGATTTCACTGTAGGTATTTGCTGGGCAAGTGATGAGGCGGGGCACAGATACCTTTTAGATATCACGCGCTTCAGAGGTGTCTCACCTTCTGAACTATACCGCCGTGTTGAACTATTCTTTAATAAATGGCGGCAATACGTCACGGTTGTTGCGGTTGAAAAGAATAATTTCGGGCAACTCCACACGCTCAACTTAAAACAGCGTAGTGACATACCTTTAAGAGAGCATCAAACAACAGCGCGTTCAAAAGCGTCAGCCCTGACAGGCGTGCCCCGCCTCACAGTATTGTTTGAGAATGATAAAATCACTTTGCCCAGCCGTGACAAAGATGACAGAGACACGCTTGAACCCTTGATCAGTGAGTTGCAAGGGTACGGCGTTGAAGCGCATGATGACACGGTGCTTGCCTTGTCAATCGCTGAAGCAACTTTACAATCAACCTCTTTTGAATACAGCGTCAGCTTTGGAGATGTAGAGATTGACATGTGGGGTGATACTGTGCGTGATGATCAACGCTGGGCGCAAGATGCTGAAAACAGCCATTTAACTAAATTGTGGGATAGTATAGGCTTGGATGATGAGGTTCATTAAACATTATCAAGGGGCTTAAATATGGGCTTATATAGTTCAGTGACAGGTGATCAACCGCTAAGTTTTGAACGTGCGGTGCAAGGCGGGCAACGGCTACCCGCGCGAACAGATGACCCCTTCTTGCAACAACGAGAGATTGAAAACATTGTTGCAACATATAACGCGGTAAACCCATACACAAAGAACCGCAATCAAATTGTATACGTATCATCAAGCAATGTTGTGGCCGCATCCTATGACGTAACAACCCGCGTGTTACTTGTCGAGTTTAGACGACATGTAAAGGGTCAGGGCGCAATTGCGGGCGGCGGTGCGCGCTATGAATACGCGGGCATAAGTGAGCCACAATGGAACAGCTTTAAGCGTGCGGGTAGTAAAGGGCGTTGGGTGTGGGCAATGCTAAGGCGGCGCGGCGTACCATACAGGCGCATAAGATAAATAATACACACCACACTTGACAAGCCCTTAACACGCGCCTAGACTTGTACCCTGTAAGTAATACACAAACGCCTTGCGCGTGAAAGGTACAAGTAATGAAACGTGAACTCATAGGCTTTGATATTGAAACCTTCTTCATCGTCAATCAGGTTGCGCCCCAGCCTGTATGCGTATCTCTTTACTCACAAGATACGGGGCGTGAACTCTACAAGGCACACAGCGGCGCGGCACGCCTTAAAGAATTACTAAGCGACCCCGCCGTTGATCTCGTTGCACACAACGCAAACTTTGACCTGATCAGCATGAGTGTGTTTGACCTAGACCTATTCACGGCATTTATGACCGCGCTGAAAGCGGGGCGCATCTACTGTTCAAAGCTTGCTGAGATCTTATTGAACACCGCTGACCCCGCATGTGAAGGTCACGCACGGGTTAACGTGTTTATTGACAGGGGTGAAGATTATGCAACGGGGCGCTGGTTACCTGTTTCGAGTAATGCCCTTGTAGGGTGCGCATATAAATATCTCAGCGTTGACTTGAGCGGTGACAAAGACAGTGACTTGCGCCTTTCATACGGCACGCTTGTTGATACACCGCTTGACCAGTGGTCACAGGCCGCCCGTGATTATGCAGAGGGTGACGCGCAATACACACATGACGTGTTGCTTGCCCAGCGTCAGCGGGGTGTGCAACTCGCGGCGCGTATCGGTGCAAACCCGCTTGCTGATTTAGGGCGGCAAACATTTGCAGAGTACGTCTTACAAATGTCATCAACCGTGCTAGGTGTTCAGGTTGACGTTGACCGTATTGATGAAGCCGTTGAGGGGCTGATGACAGCACATAATGAAAGCATTGAAACCGCGCTGACATATGGGCTGTATAAAGTCACAAAGAATGAGCGCGGTGTAAGCACTGTCAATGCACAGGTTCAAACCCTGTTGCGCCGCGCGCTTGATCTTGTGGGCATTGATCACCCACAAACCAGCGCGGGCAAACTGACCACTAACAAGACAGCAATGAGCACGCTTTATGATGCTATTGACTACGCGCTAAGCTATAGGCGCAACCTAGACCATAAAGCACCGCTTACTGATCAGGACGTTGCAGAACTCGCGGGCATACAGTCAGCGTTTAAGAGTCGTGAGGCTAGTGAGACGGCTTGGAAAGCAAAGCGCACGTTTCTTGATGCGTTGCGCGGCGCGGCGCTTAACCCTGACAGCCGCTTGCGCTACAAATACAATGGATTGATGGAAACGGGGCGCACGTCGTCGTCATCACCTAACTTGCAGAACATACCTAGAAAGGGGGCGGCGCGGTCATGTATCAAGCCGCGTGCGGGGCATATCTTCATCATTGCTGACTACTCAAACGCCGAACTAAGAACACTTGCACAAGCTCACATCAATGAAGGGCGTGCGTCACGCCTTGCAAGCGAGTACCAGCGCAACCCGCAATTTGACCCCCACCTGTTTATGGCTGTGCGCATACTAGGGGGGTTGACTTATGACGACGGCTTGAGGGTGCTCAGTGACAAGGCACACCCGCAATACAAGGCGCTTAAAGAGAAGCGGCAACTAAGCAAAATCGCAAACTTCGGGTACGCGGGCGGGCTGGGTGCTGAGCAATTTATTGACTATGCAAAAGGATACGGCACGCGCCTGACCTCAGAACAGGCCAGCACGTTGCGTGAACAGTGGCTTGATACATGGGTAGAGATGCGTGAATACTTTGAACGGCGGGGGGTAATGTTGCGGGATGCTGAAGAAAGTGACTTGCTTGAACGTGTGGATGCGCTCACCAGCACAGGCAAGGCGCGGCGCTCAAAGCACGTCAGTGATAAAGACTGGGCGTGTGTGTATACCTTCAAGTCATCAGGGCGTGCGCGCTACTTGCGCAAGTTCACCATTGCGTGCAATACACCCTTTCAAGGCATTGCTAGTGACGGCGCAAAAGACGCGCTTGTTGATGTGTTCAGTGAGTGTTTCCTCGATGCTGTGTCACCCCTGTACGCATGCAAGCCTGTGCTGTTTGTACATGATGAGATTGTGCTAGAAGTACCCTTTGACGGCACGCCCGCCGCACACCACAAAGCCAGCGCCGCCGCGCTTCGTTTGCGTGATATCATGGTGAAGGGTATGCAACAACACACACCTGATATCCCCGCGCTGGCTGACCCGTGCCTATCATATGAGTGGACTAAGGACGCTGAGAGCGTGACGCTTGATAACGGGCTGTTGTCAATCTACTCATCAAAAGAATAATACAGCTTGACATACCCCCACACGCCTGTATAGTGCCAAGCACACGGTTGTAATAATACAGCACTCACGGCGCAAGCCACAAGACACAAGACACAAGACACAAGCCCGCGCCGCTAGGTGCAATATCGAGAGAGAGAGACAGCATGTTACAAGACACACTAAACGCCGCACGCCGTGAACTGGATGCGCTCAGCATCACCCGTGACTGGTACATTGTTGACATACATGACGCACCGTTACCTGTTGCGCTTTGGCGCACGTTCATACACCGCCGCCCCCTTGTGCGCCTCAACAGCGCGATTGAAGCACAGCGTGACATTGTTGATTATCTTGAATCGTCACCTGTACAATACAGGCTTCACCCCGCCGCCTTGCCTTGCATTGATGATGCGCTCTTTGATCTCGTTGACGTGCTGGGTGATAGTGATGTAACCGTGACGGGTGTGATTGATGGGCGTACTGTTGACACCGTTGACGGCGTGTTGATTGTGAAGTGCAACGAGATTGAACAGTACCGCGTTGTATGCGGTGACGCGGCGCTGGATACACGCAAAGTCACTGACCTTGCCGTTGACCTTGAAGGGCGCTTGCGTATCAACACACTCACGCTAGAGTGTGCGGGCGGGCGCGCAACAATAACAGAACCGTCAAGCCCGCTCACAGATTCAGCCCGCGCCGCGCTTGATTTACTGTGCGCGCGTGACCTGTTGCTATCAGGTGAGATTGACGGCGCTGTAGTGATAAGCGAGCAACTGGAAACAGCCGTGCGCGTCACCGCCCGTATCAAGGGTGAAGTTGTGTATGAGAGAAGCGGTGACCACGCGCTTGAACTTGACGCTGAAGCCCTTTGTAAAGCTATCAGCACATTACCCGCACATCTTCACGGGCACAGCCTAGCAAATAGATTCAGTGACGTGCGTGCCGTCAGCAATATAAGCGGCGCGCTGGTCACTGTTAACCACTGGCAAGCCGCCCGCATCAAGCCCGCCGCACACTAGGCACAGGCACGGGGCTTGCCCCTGTTGAGCCAGCACCCGCGCTCACCACAGGCACAGGCACGGGGCTTGCCCCTGTTGAGCCAGCACCCGCGCTCACCACAGGCACAGGCACGGGGCTT